CCCCTTAAAGAGGCATCCCCAATGGCTAATTGGGTTCAATTGTTAAGGTTTTTCATAGGATTCTAGCTTCTCATAATCTTCTTCTAGTTGAGACCTGAATTGTCGTTTTACATCATCACTGGCATTGTTATAGGCATCAGATACCTTGCCCGACTTTTGCCCCAGCATCTTTAGCATGTTAGGCACAGTCCAACCAGTTCGGTTTCTGGCGTTATAAAGCTGAGCTACCTTTGGTCTTAGAGATTCCCAGTCTGAATCTTGTCCAGGTTCCTCATTAACTGCCTCTCCGCTATCTTGTCCAGAAACTTCTCCCTGGTCTTGGGGTTCAATATCGGTTTCAGCATCCGTATTGTCTTTGGAAGTTTCATTGGATACCTCCTTAAGGCAGATGGGGAATATGCCCAGCGCCTCAGACATCTGACGATAATAAGCTGCCACTACTGGCATATCTTCTGCGAAAAGCCCAGCTCGGATATGTTCGCCTACTTCCTTCCACCACATGCCTACCTCCTGTGGGCTGTGTTCTCTGGGCTTGTTCTTAAGTGCTTGCTGGACAGGCACGGCTTTAACAATATTTTTCCAGCGTCCAGTCGCTGTAAAATGGACTAGGGCACTTGCGTTCTTTCCCAAGAAGTTCCATAGTGCCGTATCCCAACAGGAGTAGGAAATGCCATCCTGGTCTTTCAGCGTTAAGTATTCTTTGTTTTGCTTGCTGATTTTTACATCTGATTCTATAACCGTAATAACCTTTTCTAATAGAGACTTCTCCTCTTCTGTCATCTTGCCCTCCTTAATCCATGTCTCCCCAGTAGTCTGAGGGTTCTAGCCAGTCGCCGGCATTTTCGATTGCAACCTGGAACCCAGCTTCAAATTCCCCTTCTGCCAGTTCCTTTAGTATCTGCCTGAGCTGCCGTGCTTGTGCCAGTGATTTCCTCTCAGGCAGTTCTAGGATTTGCCTGAATGCCCGTTTGACTGTGAGCATTGCTCCCTCCTTGTCTGCCATTGGTTGATTGTCATTGTCCTAGCCCCGCAAGCCTTGCACTTACCTTGCGCCACCTGAATGTTATTGCAGTGGGGACATACATAGACCATCTTCTTGAACCAATCAGATTTATCGGGGCAGCCCTGCTTCTGTTTTCGACCCTGAGATTCGGTTCTATTCACTTTCAGCCTCCTTTGTTGGATTGGGCTGCCCCACTTCGACCTTGCGCATTAGGTAGTATTCTTCCGCACACTGAGGGCACTTGACTACCCAGCCAATCCAGCTGGTATGATAGTTTCTGCCACCACAGTAAGGGCAGGTTACTCCCCGGTGCTCCCCATAGGCTCCTATGATTTCAGTAGCTATCTTCATACCCATCCCAAGTCTGGTCTGAATTGCTTGGCACACTTAGGGCACCATAGCTCTCGCTTGACGAGTTTGCCCTTCCTTCCGTTTGTGCGGACATCAATCACTTGGGCAAGATGCCCCCAAAGTGGCTCGCCACATTGGGCACAATGCCAGTCAATAGCCTTGTGTTTCATCTCTGCCTCTCCATATCGAGTAATGCCCAAATAGTTTCAAGGATAATGTCCAATATTCGCTTCAGTCGGCCAGGTGGTTTCTGATACTGCTTTTTAATAGCGTGAATCCTTTGCTTGGTCAGGCCATAGCGCCTTGCTAAATCGCTTTGCTTGGCGCCAGCGTTCAAAAGGCTCAGGATAAGCTGGTTGCGATAATATGTTCCTCTTATCTTCTGTTGTTTGATGCTTTGATTATCCATCTAAATATCCAGTGCCTTTACCGTCTCCATAATTCCAGTCATTGCATCTACCAATTCGGGCTCCCGTTTCTTGCTGTCGGCCTTGTATAAATCGAGTTCTCTTTCTAGTTTCTCTCTCCTTATCCTCTCCTTGAAATATAAATCCGTAAGAGTAAAAATGAATTCACGAAGAAGGCCATGAATACCGCCCCGAAGATACGAAGTAGCTGTTGGATTTCTACCAAAGTTCTCATCGTGCGTTTCTTCATAGAGAAACCTCCGTAATCCGATATAATCATGGTATCCATCCAATCTATCTTCCCAGCGGCTTAGTGCCTCCCAATCCCCAAACCTCTCTACATCCTTTAAGAAAGCTTCCTTATTCCCGTTTAGTCTCTTGCTTAATGATTGCGGCATAATCGCACCTCCTATTTTTTAATGGCTAGTCTAGCTCGTATGTTCTAAAGGTTCAATGCGGTTTTGCCGCCCCAAGTAAAGAAAAACGCTGGGATTTTAACCCCAGCGTTATGTTAACTTACCTATTCAGTTTTTGTTCTGGTAACCCTTATGTTAAGCAGGTTGTTGACACAACGACTAGGGTTACCATTAACCTAACATATCTGTTATGTGAAGTCAATACCCCCTCACGCTTGGGCTCAAATTATTTTTGAAAAAATTCTAAAAATTTGTTAGCAGTCTAAGGGCAAGAGTGCTAACGATTCTTGGTTGACAATAATAAGCAGGTAGTCTATAATAATATTGTCTAGCCAGTTACCTGGCACGGCAGAGGAACCCAGCTCAAGCTGGGGGAATCGGCCCCCAGTCTCCCTAGAAATAGGGCTTAGAATGGCAGAGGAAGTCAGGGTGCAAATAAGCTGGCAAACAAAAAGTGGGGGAAGTGCCCATGCAGGTAATCTGCATAAGGGTACTTCCCCATTGAAATGCTTATTTATTATCCAGGGCATCTTGCCTAGACTGCTGTGGCTAACGGGCTGTCAACATCAGCCTCGCTTGCATCCTCGCCCCGCATATGCAGCTTGTATATTGGCTTATCAATAGCGCTGACAACAAACGCCCCATTCTCATAATAGGCATAGTATGGTGGGTCTGCGAGCTTCTCATACCATATTAGCTTCTGCTCCATGTTATCCCTCTCTTCCATATCGACCTCCTCGATATTTCATCAGGGCTGCATCGCATCTATCCCTGACGGTTTCCAATTGCGTGATACAATCGGTCAAATCATTGCGCAGGGCCACAAGGCTATCTTCCCAGTTTATCTGAGCCTGCTCAAACTTCGCCTTTAGTTCCTCATGTTTCTCCTTGCTCACCATCGCCGTCCTCCTCACGGAGCACTTTTATAGACACGATTAAAGGGCTGAGAAAAGCCGCCAGAAATACGGTTGATATACCTATCCCCAATAACATTTCCCCCATTTTACAGCCCCTTTTATCTTAGTCCCTGACCCTCAGTATAAGCCAGATAATTAAACCTATTAGTGTAAACCTGCCCAGAACGTAGCCAACCATAGCACCAAAGTAGTCCTTCCAAGCCTTATCGTGCTCATGCAGGTCTTCATTCTCTTCATACCTTATGAATATGTCTTTAAGCCCAGTATCAAATGGGAACAAGCCCATAAGAAAGCCGATAGGGACATGTAAGAGCACCCTATCTTGAAAGTCGCCTACCTTGTCCCGACTATGCATTAAGAGCTTCATTGTTCCCGCCAGCGCTTCTTTGCCCTTTCCACGACATACTCCGCAATAACGGCATTAACAAGCCCCTGAATGACTATTGGCATATCCAAGTTCAAAAAGAAGCATGCAGTATACATGCCAATCCCCCAGAGAATTATTACTGGTCTGATAATAGCTTTAATGAAATCAATGCTCATCATAATTTTCCCATGCATCGCAGGGATGGGGGTCTAGTAGCTCATTGGCAGGGAGGTCGGCAAACTCTCGATAGTTGCATCCAGGGCACTCAAACAGGACTTTCCCCTCCACTGGATACCTGAATTTAACCCTCATAGGCTTATTGAAATATTTGCAGAATTGGTTCGGGCACTTCATCGATTTCCCTCCTGCTAGAGCGTTGCAATCAATGTTGCCAATACCCCTAAGAAGACTAAAGTCAGCGCCAGTAAAGCGAGTATAAAATTAAGCTTCATATCTTGCCATGTAAGCCGTTCTGGGATATGATTAAAAACGGCATCCCAGAGCATACTGGTTTGCTCTCTTTGCGTTTTTGGTTTGTCAGGCATTTTGTGTCTCACGGTTTTACTCCTTTACCAGAGCTTCGCCTGGGATGATTCCTCTTGAAGATTGGCTTAACCAGTACATCATGCCAATCCTACTTTCTTCTTAATTGCCTGAATGTCTGTCTTGAGACTATCTATCTCAGCAGACAAGTCTCGTGCTAGTTGGGGCTCAGCTCGTGGCTCTAATAGTCCCTCACTGATAAGTTCAGCTTCGTGAGCTTTCCAAATTTCTCCGTGCCTCTGATTAAATTCATCAATAGACTTACCAGTTTTTAGAACTCGATGTTGGTTGGGTCTACCCTCATCCACAATATCAAAAAAATCTGCTTCTAGCTCTTCCGCCTGTCGGATATATTTTCTATCAATATCCTCTTTTAATCCCATATCTAGCTCCAGTAACCCCTGATTTGGAAGCGAACATCTGACGTGCTTGCTGCAAAAATCTCGATGATACGATTTGCATCGCACTCTGTAAGTAAGTTGCAGCACGTAATCCATGTAGAAGCGAAGGGCGAAGCTACATAGCTATACCTTGCGTCTGCAGCACCATTCTTACGTGCCCCAACTGCCATCTGACTGTTGGTATGAGCCTCAATGCTCACTAGAACAGCTATAGCACCAGCACCAACAATGGCAGATAAGTCCCAATCCTCCCATGTGCTAGCCGTAGAAACTGTATGACTGTCCTGGGCATAGTATTCAGTAAAAGTTACAGCACTGGGCACATCTATCTCAGTCGGGTCATTCCCAGCCCCAGCCCCTTTGAGGAGCTTGTCGGCTGTCCATCCACTCAAAAAAGACTTATGCGTGAAATGGGCATCGGCATCAGCTACATGGGCAGATATGTCGGTGCCGTCAACTGTTTGGGCGCCAGGAAACACGATATTGTCATCTATTTGCACTGCGCCATCCAGGCCCTTAATATAGCGCAGGTTATCCCTGATATGCGTATTCATTATGGAGGCGGTTACAACTTCGCCTGTAACCCACGTGCGAGGAGTCGTCCATGCCATATCACATTACTCCATGCTCTTTATTTTCCTCTTCCAGCTTGCTTATTGGCTCATCAGGAAACCAGTTCTGATTTTCTATGGGTCGTTTAGCCAGTAGCTTTTCTATGCGATTTCGTTCTTTGGGCATCGACACCAGATATAAACGCCCGCCATTCCCCCTATTCTCGCATTCTGAGCAAAAGAAGAAGCCATCCCCCCAATAAAACTCAGCATTGTTGCAGAATGGGCAATTTACCACCCAGCGCCCATGATTGATGTAGGCTTGTAGAATCTTGCTTGATTGAGTGCGTTTTCGGATATTAGCTCTATTTTTAATGCGCTTCCTAGCTTCAGGACTGTTTATCTTGCCGAAATAGGTTTCCGCCGTTTCCATCAATCTCCTAATAGGCTAATTTTGTCCCTGTGCCCAGTTCGGAATAATCCAAACACCAGAAATCCTCATTGGTGGCATCCACTAAATCCCAGGTGCACTTATGGAACTTCCCCCCTTCGGTTATTTCGTGTTCCATTTTGTTGATAAAGAAATCCTTATCTAATCCTAGCTTGGTATTTTGAACGGTAATTCTATCTGAAATTTCCCTGGATAGAATTTGCGTCAGTAAAGTATCATTTTTGTTGACCAGTGTCAGCCTTACTTCAGCCTGAGGGTCTTTCCAACGGGCTATAGCGTAATCGCAGAAGTCCTGCGCTACTTCAGCATCAGTCAGGTATTTGCCATCCAGTTGCAGGGTTCTCTTTTGATATAGACTCTGGGAGGTGCTGTCTTCGGATTTGCGGCTGACTTTGGTCAGGTCATCGTAATAAGTGCCTCTGGCTTTTAACAGGGTTATATAGACCTTGACTGAGGCATTATTGGTTATTTCCAGTTTAATGGACTTGGCAAATTTGGTAGTAACAATACTAATGTCTGAGGTCTTATCAGTGCCACTGCCATCCGCCTTCGTATTGGCTGTGTAATCCGTATTGGCTACTGGTGTTACCCAGGCATCAACAAAAACCGACTCACCGTCAATTGTAGCATCACCCCACCATGTTTTGGTTTGCCCAATATCTAAACTGGGGGTCTCCTGCAATCTCCATAACTCAGCCTCAGACTGTAAGTCCCAGGGCGTTACTGTTACCCTGACCTCGTTGTAAACATTTTTGGCACTGTAGTTATAGATTATCTGTGCCATAGTGTCATCAAAGGTAGCCTGACTTGTTTGGTGTGTGGCAGTAAATCTGTGATGCCTGTCCTCAAAGACGAGTTCGCCAGAGCCGTTAACATAGATAAAGCCCAATTCAGAGTCCTCAATATCCCTTAAAGCAGTTAAAGCCCTGACCTTATGCCAGTAGCCATAAGGCACTGTATCTTGCCCAGCGTCTATATTTCTCAGTGTAGCACTCCAGCCAGCACTATCCAGAATGTTGCCAACCAGTGTTCCAGTTGCAGTGTTCTTATAAAGGACGGTATCAAGTTCATGCCTTGCTAAAAAGTCCAGCCCGTCAACGGCTGATATAAAGGCATCTTGTTCCCTTAAGTGTGGATGGGGAGCTATCTTTTCAAGGTAGCCATAAAAAAGATTATAAGCCCCTGGCGATGTAGTCCTGACTCTGATTGGGCGCTTGGGCAAGAGATTACCATATAAGGGGCTGGAGCTATTTTCGGGGCTGTATTTGCCATCTTCATTGTTTACCCTGAGATTAAGCCAGCCCACTTCGGCTTTGCCTAACTCCCACTCTTTGCCTCGCCCAAATCGCACCTCTTTAACATCTGAGGTTATATCTTCTTGGGCATCATTGAAGTCGCCATCATTGTCCCAATCGACTTCTATCACATAACTTGCCTCAGACATCAGGCTACTACGCCTCCGTAAAGATGCCTTTCTTCCTGTCTCAAATATTCCCTGATTTTACTGGCCAATTTGTGCATGGCAGCTTCGTTTTCCATAAAGACGGGTTCGTTGAAGTTGATGACTATTCCCCCCAAGCCTTTATTAAGCGGGATGACCGCTTCGGGGCCAGCCTCACCCAATATGCCCATTGTCGGTGCGGTTACAATGCCCCCAGATTGAAACTGAGGCACCACACCGTAATGTGTGAGCGTGTTTCGATAGTCTTGTATCCACTTGTTAACCATTTTATCTATTTCTGCTTGGGTTAAGTAGGACTCGGCAACTCGCAGGTTCATTGCCTCATAAGCAGCAGCTCGGAGGTCTGCGGCAGTCTTAACGTTTTTAAGATAAGGCCTAGATTCAATCCCATAACCCATCCCTGTGCTTGCAGCAGCCAATACTTCTCCCAGCGAGGCGCCAGCTTCTTGTAATGCCTTGACTCGCTGCCCCCGCTCCGCCTCCCATTTCATTAGCTGTTCTTCATAGCTAAGCTCTTCGGCAACAGTGCGGGGTGCCCCCGTTTTCCCAGGTAGCCTCATCCTCTCTTCCCATGTCATAGCAGCTAAATCTATATCACTGGTGATGGCATCCAGTTGACCCTTAACACCAGCCCGAAAGCTGCCAAACATACCTTCGGCGGCATCAGATAAATCAAAATTCTGGGCATAGGTTTTCAGCCCATTAGCCCAATCCTCAAAGTCTGAACCGCCAAAGATTTTGCTAAGAATTCCCTTAATGCCCTGGCGAAAATTTTCCCAGGCACCCTTCATCCACTCCCAGGGGTTGAGTCCAGATAACCATTGAGTCAAAGCTCGCCACCAGCTTGTCAGGATATTGGCTGCTGAGCTTAACATTCCCCTAATTCCATCCGAAACACCCTGCCAGCCCTGCTTGGCAAATTCCCAGGGGTTCATCTGGGCAAGCCATTGCTTGGCTGCATTCCACCAGTCTATGAGCACTTTCGCAACAGTGCTAAAAATTTCCTGCACCGTGCTGACAATTTGCCCCCAGTTGCGAGCTATTAAAACAGCAAGCCCCACAGGCGGGAATAAAATGGCCAAGATTTTTTCCCAATGCTCACTAAAAATGCCTGTAATTTTATCCCAGATATTGCCAAAGAACTGGCTGATGCCTCCCCAGATTTCCTGAGCCTTTTCTTTGATGGTATCCCAGTTCTTCCACACAAGGACACCGATGGCTATCAATGCCCCAATGCCTACTGCAACGCCTGCAACTATTCCAATAAGGGGCAAAAGCCCAACACCCAATGCTGCCGCAGCAGCAGTCAGCCCGGGCAAAATTATCAAAATGGGGCCGAGAGCGGCCAAGAGTCCACCCAGGGTAAATATAAACGGCCCCAATACCTGCATTAGTTGTGGGTGCTGGTCTATCCAATCTGTTATTGCAGTAATGACATTGCAGATAGTTTCAATAAGTGGCGTGAGGGCGGGGATAAGCTTATCGGCAATAGCCATCTTTAACCCCATCATAGACGCATCTACCCGATACAGAGCATCGGTAAAGTCCTCAGACTTTTTGGCTGCCTCCTGGTCAAAGACTATTCCGAGGTCATGCGCCTCTTGACGCATTTCATCTAGCGCATCGATGCCCTGGTCAAACATGGGCAACAAATCCATGCCAGCTCTTCCGAATATGTCCTGTGCAGTGGCGGCCCTGAGAGTGGGGTTTTCTAATCTGGCAATGGCACCACCGATTGCCAGAAATTGTTCTTCAGGGCTAAGGTCAATTAAGTCCTCTACACTTAGACCGATGCGGTCAAAAGCCCTTTGATAGGTAGTCATGCCCTCCGATGCATCTGTTATGCTCTTAGACATGCGCTTGGTGGCTTTTTCTAGCCCTCCCAAATCAGTGCCAGAAAGCTCAGCAGCATGGCGTAGCTCGGATAGCGTCTCGGTGGAAAATCCTGTTTTCCTGGCTAGTTTAGCTACCTCATCCCCCATCTTGGCGTAAGTTTTAATAGACAATGCGCCTGCAGTTAAGATAGCGCCACCAGCGGCGGTCATAGCCAGCCCAATCGCTTTATGGTGCCGCCTTATCATGCCCTCAGCTTTATTTAGCCCTGATTTAAGCCCCGTAGTATCCGCTTTAATTTTGACTGCTAATTCAGCTAATGTTTGTCCAATTTCCATCTTGCATTCCGTTATACCCTAATGGGGGCGTGCAGTACCCCCCTGAGAAGCCCTATAATCAATTTTTAGGGCGGTTTAGCAAATTTCTAATGTTTGACCATATGCAACACTTGACAAAATGCTTATTTCTATTAAAATGAAGCTAAAGGAGGTGCGGAAATGAGGCGATTAATTATTTTCTGCTTGGTCTTTAGTTTCATTTTCCTTATTGCTTGTGGTAGCCCCGAAATCTCAAATCCTAAACCAGTTATGGCTATTGCCAGTTTTGAAGGTAATGGCGATTGTATTACTGACCAATTTTTTGTTGAGGGCAAAAATGGTTCTTGGGATTTCTCAGTAACTTGGCAGTGCACCCCTGAATATGCTGATGCCTTTGGGCTATATGTGCACTTAATTACCACTGCTAATCCAGTGTTAGCGAGTACCAACTTTGGTGCAGATGAAGGAACTCTAGATGTCCATTATTTTGAGGCCGTACCTTCAGGTGAAGCCCCCTTTGTTATTGAAGTTATAGCTGCTCAAAACTGTTACTGGACTATTGAAATCTGGCAATAATCTAAATAGCCTTTGATGCGATTATTATCTCGTTTACCACATTGCTGACTTCAGGTAGGCTATCTAGCGATACCAGCTTCCCTGCCTGCTCTCTGGTAATATCGGGATGATTTTCTTTTAGCAGCAGATAGACCAGAGACCTGAGGGATGACGCCTGCTGTTTCTCAAACTTTTTATTGAGAGCATCCAGCCCACAACCAAATTCCTCTTCCAGGTTGGCTAGGACATTGAGGTTTATCGGTCCCAGTTTATACTCTTTGCCATCAGCCAACTTAATCGTCCTGGGCTTTTCTTCTTTTAGCAGCTCATTATCTGGCATAACTTAGTCCTCCTTTGGCATAATAAAGCCTTCTTCAATCGCAACCTGCTTCAAGGGTTTCTCTACTTTGCGTGTTGGGGGTGGTCCAATAATGTCTTTGACTGTTTTGCGGTGCTGCTTATCACTCGCCAAGCAGGCAACAATCATTGCTGCATATGAGGCGAGCTTGTAATCACTAAGAGCACGCTGATACTGCAATTCATCAACCAACGCATTAAGCTGGTTTAGGGGCATTGTCCTGACCAAATCACGGGTATATTCATATGTCCATGAGAATTCCCGCATTAACAGGACGATTAGCTCATTCGTTCCAGTCATCCTTGAACTCTACCCATTCTATGTCTAGTCGGGCAAGCACTTTCCTGTTGAACGTTGTGGTATCAGGAAGTTTTATTTTCACTATGCCGGTATCTAGCAAAATGAGCTTACCCCTTGCGTATTGATAAAATCGGCACTCAAAAATGTCGGTTTCGGGCTTGGCCAGTAACCAATAGCCCAGTGCAGTAGCCTGCTTCTGGGCCAGCTTGCGGACAATCCATTTATCTTTAGCCGCATGGGCAATATTTACATGGATAGACCAGTCAAAGAGACCACCAATCTGCTTGCCCTTCTGGTAGAGAATGCCGATTTGACCTTCCATTTTAAGCGGATGCTACTGTCAATTCTCCAGTACCCTGGAAATCATAGCTGTAGCTTACTACGCCATCAAAGCTAACCGAAGCTCGAACTGCCGTGATGATTGCATTGCCCAGCCACATCTGGGTCGTGGTTCCGCTTTCAGCCAACTCTAGCCCGACCTGTGTTCCAACTGATAGGGGGGCACCATCTTTATATCCCTCAAACGAGCCGCTCCACTGGGAGCATCCTGGAATGTATGACCGCACGCCGCTATCAGCGAAGTCTGTGGTCTCGAGAACATCGGTGGTATACTCCAGTGTCCAAGACTTGATTCCTGCAATGTTTTTGGCTGCCCGTATGTCGTCCAGGTAAATTGTGCAATCCTGTGGATTGGCGTTGAATTCTAAACCTATGGTTACAGCAGCCGTAGCATTGTCCAGCTCTTTCCCCGCAACCTCCGTGCCATGACAATATTTCCACGTATCGGCGGTTAATGCAGGAACGTCTACCTCAGCTTGCGGGGATGCGGGTGCACCTGCATCGTGGTCAAGCACAATACGGAAATCTCCCGCTGCCACACTTGCTGTGCACCTTGCCCAGAATAGCAAGTGCGTATAAGATGACACATCCTTTGAGGATATGCCCTCATACATTACGTAGTCGCCAGCCACCGGTGATGCAATAACACACTTGGCACTACCATCTCCAACTTTGACCAATGAAGTTTCTAGGCTGGCTGTGCCATGTGTGCCGCTGGTCCAGGCATCCTCGCAATCTTCCAGTAGCAAATCCGCTATATATACGTTCCCAGCTTTACCTGCAAGATGAGCCATATTATCCTCCTGTGTTATGCGGTTGCTACTGTAAGTGAACCTGTGCCCTGAAAGTCATAGGCGTATGTCACAATCCCATCAAAGCTTGTGCTGACTCGCACGGCAGTCAGGATTGCCTGACCAGTCCACTTTTGCCCTGCTGTGTCAGATTCCAAAAGCTCAAGGGCAACCTCAGAACCAATTGATTCTGGGGCGCCATCCTTGACCACTTCAAAGCTGCCACTCCACCCACTGCACCCAGGGATATAAGCCCTGACGCCATCGTCATCCATGTCAGTAGTTTCTAGGGCATCAAAGGTGTAGTCAAGCGACCACGACCTAACTGCTCCTACTGAACTTCCTGCTGTGGTAACATCACCGCTTTTGCCTGCTAAATGCGCCATCTTTTACCTCCTGTCTCTGTCTATACAAAAAGCCCTCCATTGGAGGGCTTAATTGCCTCTGGTAGCAGGGGTTGGATTTGAACCAACGACCTTCAGGTCATGAACCTGACGAGCTTACCACTGCTCTACCCTGCGCTAATCCTTTTCAGCCAAAATCCTATACCTCATGGGAATCTGCCAAACTTTTGTGTCCGAATCATACATAGTTGCCCCGACAAATTCCCGCATACACTTCATATCATTGGAATATCCGCTAATAGTTAAATCGGCATCATCCAAAACTGCCTTAACCAAATCCAGAATTTCACCTGCCTCCTTAGCTGAACCCGAATCACTGAAGATGTTAAGATAAATGGTGCAGTCCTCTATTTCATCAAGGGACTTCATGGCACCAACTGGGACACCAGTGAGAAAGCCAATTGTAATATAAGGGAATGATGCATCCTGCCTTGCTATCACGTTATAGATTTTCTTATCGCTAGCACTGCCCCCCAATTTCGTTTGCAGGCTAGAATCAGCAGCTAGCGCTTCATATACAGCATCTACAAAGGCATTAACCATCCTTTAATAACTCCACAATTTTGCCGCTTTGCTTTTCTACGGCTGGAAACAAGAAGGGGCGGGCTGCCATTTTGACTGTGCCCAATTCCACAAACTTGGCATATTTAACTTTGGTGCCGACAACCACTGTAAACTCCTTATCAGTGGGTTGCCCCACACCATCCTCAGCCTTAGCAGGGCTGTCCGTTTTGCCTCTAGCCATTCCACTGCCAGTCCAATTGGTAGAGATAGAGCCTGCTAGCCTTACGGTACGACGGGGACAATCCATTTTTGCTTGCCGCTCTACAGCAAAGCCTGCTCTCTTCAAGCCCTCTTGGAGCTTGTGGCTAATTTCCCTCTGCCGTTGGTCTTTATATGAAATATAGGTTACTAGGCTCATCTCCCTAGTCTCTGTTCAGTATAGTGGGGGGCAGTATACCAAGCTGCCTCTTGGTGCTTTTTCCACCAGCGTTCATGCCAAGCATAATCGCCATATACATTCGGCGGATATTGTGTCGGATTCTCAGTAACTAGGGACATGTAAGTATAATGTATTGAGGCTGCCTCAAGCTCAGCATCGGCGACCTCTTCCCTGCTTTGGGTTATCCAGTCAGGGACTTTAGGGTGAGTTACCGCATCGCTTATTCTGCACATTTAGTCTACCTCCAATAAATCAAGCTCAAGGTGGTCGTTAATATTGCTGGGATTGCGCACTGCCTTAATCTCAAATAAGCGGCTACCCAGCTTTACTCTATCCTCTTCACTGATAGTTAAATTGTTACAGTAAAGCCGATGCGTGGCATAAACCGTTACCTTATCAGAGGCCAGCCTTTCCTCAGCAGGCAAACTGCCTAACCGCCCCTGAAAAGTAGAATCATCGCTCCATGTCTCAGTCCAGCCCCCCATGCCATCTGCGGTTCGGCTCAGGGTTTGTCTGGTAAATGTATCGGGCAATAGGGCGGGCGAAATCATATGTGCAACCTCCGATAAGGACGCAACAAGGCTCGCTCAGTCTCTGTTAACCACACATTTGCCATCTTATACGAGTAATCGCCCAATGTCTCCGAAGCCATTGCCTTGCCTCGTGTCTGGAATAATCTGCTGGCTATCATCAAGCAAGCCTGCTCAATATCAGCGGGGTAATCATAAATATAAATCTTTTTGTTCTGGGCATGTTCGGCGGCTGTTGTGCCGTTTATTCCCCTTGTAACTGTCAGGGCATTAGCCGATATGGCACTAACATAAAGCTGTTCGCTTTCTATTAACAGAGTCTGCCCAGCAGCAAAATTGTCGCCACTGCTAACATTTAATGTCGTGGCGCTGCTTGATAGTGGGTCATCCTGCACCGTGTCGCCGCTGTCAGTATAAGGAGTTGCAGATTTACCATCACCATAGCCCCATACCCCATCAATCTCGCAACCCTTCTTGGTATATCCAAAGCTGCCATAATCGGAATCAGCGCTCAGTTCTATCTTTGTTTTGGGGTATGTGTTTAGCGGATAAAGAATATAGTCTGTGGAGGCAAAGGTATTTTCAAAAGTAGCATCGCCATCCTCATCAGTCTTAAGCGTGGTTACCGAGAGCAGGTCATCTACAAACAGGGGGGTTTGCCCGTCAAAGTATCTGGTCTCTGATTTGACATAGAAATGCCTATCACAGAAGTTGTCAATTGCCCGACTGGCAGCTTCCAGCAAGGCTAACAGACGGGTATCATCACCCGTTCCACTAATGCTGAGGTCATCTTTGATTGTAGCTAAATCCTCATAGCAATTCACTGTTCAACTCCCCGTGTCCAGCCACAAAAGGGGCAATGCAATGCCCCTGTTTTGGGATGCTTCTCTAACGGCCAGCCACAGAGAGGACAATCTGTCCTCTCGTATGGTATCTGGTCTGCAATAGCTTTCTTTGTTTCCAGAATCTCATCGCCTGTAGCCATGTTATCTTATCCAGAGATAGATTGTGCCCTGTTTGGCATTGCCAGCATTAGATACTACGGGTGTCAACTTGCTTTTGGCTACCGCTCCCAGGTCAGCTTCGTTGACATATTCAGTATTTGATGCACTCCGATTGGCTAAAGCACCATCACAAACATCTAGTCCGTTGTCATCGTTGACAACAACATCGTACTGGTCGGTCGGTGCTGCGCTGGCATCGGGAACTGTCGCCGCATAAATCACACGACCATCATATACTTCAGCAGAGCTATTGCCTGATACATTGCCGCTGGCATCACTTGTCCATGCCATTTTGCACAGCTTAACACTGCCATAAACACGCTCAGTAAAGGTTACACTTCCAGCCATATACATCTCTCCCATTCCCCCGAAGGGGGGCTAGGGAATAGATGGTGAGCAAAGGAGGGGCAACTCTGCCACTATTCCCTAGCCTTATCTTCAGGGGTCTTTTTTTCTAGCTGTTTTTGCATAAAGAGGTTTTCCTGTATCGCCCCTGCCATCCTGATTCGGTGGTCAAGTAGAGCTTCAATCTGCTCTGATAATTTGGCGTGGGCTTTGCGTAATTGCTGTTCCCTCTTTTTTAACTGCTTAAGAGTCATAATCCCCCTTTATGACGCTGCTGTTACTATGCCCTTGATTATCTCGGTAATAGTGGCTCCAGCACCACTGTAATCCACACCAGCCGTGCCGCCTACCGTATAGGCATCGGCTTCACATGAACTTCCAAGGTCAGCAGTGCCGACGACAATCAGCTTATCTGCCGATTCATCCCACAGCATGTATTTACCGCTGGTCGCACCATAGAACTTTACATCATGTCCAGTGTCATCAACCCCAACTGTTACTACGCCAGTAAACTGGCTGGCGCCAGTGATATCGTAATCGCCTACCACGACAAGCTTATCAGCACTCTGGTCCCATAGCAGGTATTTACCAGAAGTGTCACCAAAAAGCTTTAGGTCAAGCCCAGCACCATCAACGCCCACTTCAATAGCGCTATTGGTTCCAGCCTGCCCTATAAGCATCTTGGTGCCGTTCCAGGTCATGGTAATATCGCTGGAATCACCTAATTTCAGGTAATCACTATCACCTAGCAGAATGTCGGCTTTGTCAAAGACTACCTGGTCGGCACTTTCATCCCAGAGCATATATGCCCCAGAAGTAGCACCAAAGAACTTGACATCTATGCCGTCATCGTCTTCACCAAAGTGAAGGTTCCCATCGCCATAGAATACCAGATTACCTGAACTCCATTTTGATTTTAGTTTTGTTACAGGCATTATTTATCCTCCATACTTTTCGTTTAAGGCGGTGGTTCCGCCACGAAGCGGGGCTGGGGACTTGCCTACCCTGGCCATGGGATACGGTCACCCCAGACTGGCGGCTCTACTATACCCCCCTTCGGACTAACCCTTGAGGGGCAGTTCGAGTCCCTTTTCGTTCCGATTCCTCCAGACCTACTCGTCAGCAGTGCCTTGCTGTTCGGCCACCCCGCTAATTGTCTTTTTCCCTGCCACAGTCAGGACACTTATCAAGACCTAAACGATACCAATAGTTGCATGAGGAACACATGCTCTTTCTATAAGCTCGCTTGACCATCTTGTCCTTCTGTGGTGTAAGAGGGGCTTTGTCCCCCCTTTTCTTTTTCCAGGGACCCTTACTCATTTACTTCCCTTAGTCAACCATGCTCTTAGGCTGTTCCTGCGGGTATCTCGGCCTGGCTATAGCAATTGCACTGACCAGACAGGCTGACATGGAACCGCCCGGGGTAACCACTGCCCTGACATAGGGATATCCGTCAGTTAAAGCTGAGGGGTCAACGTAGATTCTGAGTATCTTGTTGTCATCCGTTGCGCTGAAAGTTACCCCCGATGTGGTGGCTGCGGCTACAGCGCCCATAGAATCGGTGCCAGTTGCGGATGATTTCTGGTAATTGAAGGTTATAGCTGTGCTATTGCTGGGTGTGGTGTTATCACATTCTTCCAGTGTGACTGCTACAGTGTCGCCAGTAATAGCGCCAAAGTAGACAATGAATTCCAGCTCACTAGCCTCACCAGCATCCACAACATCGCTGTTGACCGCACTGGAACCAGTATCCACAGGCGAAATGACGGGGATAACATGATTTTGGTCTAATTGCATTCTTATCCTCCTATAGGTTTAAGGGGGGCATATGCCCCCCTTTTTATTCTTTACTGTTAGCTTCTAGTTGCCAAAACAACAAATGGGCTTAGGGTATTGCTGCCCTTGAACGGGGTTAATGGCGAATTCCATGTTGGCTGCCCATTCACCCGATAGACAAACCTGAAGGCTGTCTCATCGGTGGTGAATTTGACATGGATTGAGGATGCAGCCTGCATGCCTCCCTTTTCAATCAGGAGATACTGACTCATATCAGCCAGTATTATATCTCCAGAAGTTCCCAGGGTCTGGCATTGCTCAATGGGCATAACTGGTCTGCCAAAGAGTGTTCCATATGGCTGCCCTGCCAGTCCATTAGCCGGCATATAAATGGGAATCCCAGCAGTGCCGACAGGAAGGCTCATGGTATATAACTGGGGCTCGATATCCTGGTTTATAAACCATACTGCTTTCCTTCGGCTTGGCCCCCACATTCTAGCCCACATCTTGATGATGTTTTGGGCATCAATAGTGGTTGCAGCCTGCCCAGTTTCCTTTGACACGGATACAACACAAGGGCTTTGCCTAATTCCCAATGGCTTGCCAGCGCCATCACCGTTAATAACGGCATCGTCCAGCTTAAAGCCAAACTCCAGCGGGAACCAGCGCTTTATATAACCTCCCAGCCCAATAGCATCCTGTAAAAGTTCATCAGTTACATAACACAGCCCGATGAGCTTTTGCAGCTCCAAAGAGATATGGCGGAAGGCTGGCTTGGATGCAGTTTTAGTTCCACCCTCGTTCAGCCAGTAAGCCCGGACTCCACCCCAGCGTGAACCGTCAGCTCGGCTGGTTTCGTCAACGGCTGGTATTTTAATGCCGTTAAAACCAGCACCAACTGGTTGCTTGGCACACATAGCAGCCACTACGCCGGTCTCATAGACTCGCTGAATAAGCTCATCTACAAACTCCTGCTGGACAAGGAATCCGCCATCAGCGGCCACCTGCTCGCTAAGCCCGGTGGCTTTTGCCATAATGCCATGCAAGCGAGGGTCAACCTCACCAGTGGTTTCAGCCTTGACTATGGCGTGAAGTTGCTCGCCAAAGCTCTTAAACGGCCTGTCGCCCTCATCGGTGATGACTTTTACCTGAGTGTCATCGTCCCCAGGTGTCAATTTGCGTTCAGGCTCTTTTAGTTTGTCAACTGCTTCCGTAGCAGCCTGAGCTGCTATTTGAGCAATCTGTTCAGCTGTTAACTCCATAAAACTTTCCTCCTATAAAAAAATCCGCCACGAAGGCGGACTATTCTTAGATTTGCAGGCTATAAGGTCAGCCTACTTTACCCTGAGCCTTTCCAATGACGTCTTTGACTGTTTCCTTAACAATATCTATGATTTCATCCATAGTTATTTCGGGTTCAGTCGCCTTGTCATCTTCAGGCTCAACTCGCTCTGCTGAATCCAGAACCTCCTGGGCTAGAGTTTTAATCTGATTTAGCCTTTCTCGGTTCTTTTGATTCAACACAGCACCTACCTTTTGGCATATGTCATCTGGGATGTCGTCCCCAGTTAAACGCATCAGTCGCCTCATTAGCTCCCATGCATCATCAATTGCCTCATGATGCAATCCCTTTGTATCCAAAAGCCTTATCAGGTAGTCAAGCTCGTCAATGATTTCAGCTTGGGCAACCTGCTTTTCCCAGGGAGCTGTCTTGCCAAATTCTTTATAATGCTTGGCTAAATGAGCTTTCACTCCAGCCAAATCGGCTTCAGGGATGGCAGCACCACCCCTGGTCCCCATAACAACGCCTCCTGCAGCAGCCACACCTCGCCAGACACATTCGTGCCGACCTGAAGCCCTGTGGTGAGGCAATTTATAAGAAGTCTTTAAATCAGGGTCATCACCTACCCAGGCGCACATAATTTTCAGGTCTTCTACGTCAGCCTGCCTGACCTCTTTGGCAGCATCCCATTCTGCATCTGGGTCAGCTAAGGGAGTTTTCCTGTAAGGGATAGCGCCTTTCCATTCGATATCCTGCTCATCAATTGCCCTACCTGGCCCGGGGCGTTCTGCCCTTCTGCATTCCCCGCCACATTCTGGGCACTTGACATCGGCACAGTGCTTTTTGCTTTCAAATTTATAGCCGCACTCAATACATTCACACTTATAGGAAATTTGCTTATCTATCTCATAAATAGTATTTATTAAACCCTCTGAGATTTCTTCTATATCCCACTTACTATTTATAGATAAATATGTAGCAATGCCATCTTTGTGTTCATCAACCCACTGCCGAGCCTCGTCTACAGTCCATTTGTCTTTTGCAAAAAGGTATGTAATAATCTTTTTACAATCAACGCAGTATAAGGCTTTAATGCCCTCGTTCTTGCTTATATCTATGGTGCGGATTTTGTGCTCTTCATGTTTGCCCTCCTCGCCGGGCACAGGGATACGGATATAATTTTCAGTTACTTCAACCTTTTGCTCATCCTCGTCTAATATTTCATCGCACAGTTCGCAAATCACTGGGTCGGCAGCTTTGCTACGGACACTTTGGATAGCATCCCGATTGGCAGGCACAACCACCTGTGAAATCTCAAGTAATTCAACATCCTTGTATGTCCGCCTCGGCGCCTTATCGCCATCACCATCTTCCCAGTCTTTGGGTATAAAACCCACTGAAAAGGCAGCCCGATTCTTGGCTGCCAGCTTAAACGCCCAATCGGCTTCTTCATTACCTTCGTTAATGTAATACTTGGGCTGTGCCATTAAACCGTCATCAGTAATTTTAAGCTTCACAAACTCACCAATTTGCTTTCTTAAATCACGGTAATCATGGGAAGATAACAAAACAGGTCGCTTACGAAATGCGGGCAAGGTGCTTTTCCACGCTGATGGTTCAATAACTTCGCCATCTCTATCAACTGAGCCAGTTGATACGGGAATTAGCATGTCAACAATGCCATTGTCGACATCCACTTCTTTTACCTCAACCCTGAAGGTCTTGGTAACCATTTGATTTTCAGACATAAACTAACCTCCTATACTACAGGCAACCAGGTGCAACGGCAGTTTGGATGCAAGGGGATGACACCATGCGCTTCCCCAATGGGAAATTGCTGCCCGTGTAATGCCATGCAGTCCTCACAGGTTCTTTCGTCAAGGGCTGCATAAAACGCCGCTTTCTCTACCACACCAGATTGCTCATATCCATACAGGGCACCCTCAGAAGCTGCCATGATGCTTTCAGTCCGGGCGATTTTTAATGCCCTGCTTCTCTTGCACTGGTCAAAGACCCTCCTGATACGCCGGGCAATGGTAGGAATGTCCTCGCCAGCCTCAAAGCCCTCAGCCAGAGCCGCCGACAGCATCCGAGCCGTCTCTTCACCCACTTCTTCAGCCGCCCAACCAATTCGTGCTTTAAGCCATGCCTCCGCCCTTTCTTCGGCGGGTGTTTGCTTAACTGCCCTGTGTGCTAGCTCTGGTTCCATTAAATCAGTAGCCTCTTCCACTGAATGCCTGACTAAATCTCTTAAAATATTACTCGTAGCCTCAATAAATTGTTTTTTGGCTTTTCGGCGGTCTATGAGAGCTACATTGCGTCTGGGCTGGGTATTCCACTTGGATAGAGCATCCCTTTCCTGTTCATCAAACATATCCCGAAGGGATTCAACTAGCAACTGTTCATAGTGCTCCGCTTTGGCAACATAGGCTTTCCAAAAGGCCTCTTTCTGTGCCTCGTCCGAAAATGCCTTCGGTTCGGCTGGAGCCGCTGATGGCGGTGGCTTAACCTTTCCTTTAATGGGCGTAGGCTTCATATTAAATGGTATTAGTAAATTATCCCCTACTTCAGGGGGTAAGGGATCCAGTCCAGTTAATTTCCTAGCATCATTGATACTCATATAACCAGATTTGAGGCCCGATTCAGCTAACTCTCGTTTTTGCTCAATTGTCTCAGGCACAACCTCATCAAAATCAAGCTCAAGCCCCTTTGCCTGTTTGAAGGCAGGCACTAGTTGCTCGTTGAGTTTATTCCTGATTCTAACAAGGCGGGGTTTAACCAGCCATCGAGCAAAGGTGTAGTCCCCAGCTTCGGCGTTTGCCCGATTTACATTTTCGGATATGCCCATTACGGATAAGGGCATGCCGAAGGCAAAAAGAAGATTCTCTCTGGTTTGCTTCCTGAGCTCAGCAAAGTCCATATCCTTTTGGGAAATCTGGATTTGCTTGTATTTAATCCCGCCTTCTAAAATGGCAATTTTATGCGCTCTGGACAAGCCCCCATGCCGCGTCTGCCATTGCTCTCTGAGTCTCTCATACTGGTCTTCGGTTAAAGTATCTTCAACCTCCAGGGCAGCATCAGCTCTGGCCGAATTGAAGAAGAAGTTTCTATTCCATTTCCCAGCATAAGCCTCCGAATCCAGTTCAACAGCAGCAGGCTGAACATAGCCTACCGCCCCGTAAGGGTTCAGCGGGTCAGGCATAACAAACCGCACTATTTCCTGAGTGGCCAGAGGAACACGGTCCGTGCCATAAGCATATACATAGCCTGCTATAAATTTGTCCTTTGAGGGCACTATCTTAACCCGATTTGGCGGCAGGACCCAGATTTCGCCGGGCACTCCTAGTTTGTTATAGCTTAAATACCAGTATGCCCTGCCAGTCAGGTCCAGATGGAGCTGGGTAAGCTCCATAATCTCCTGCCCTGTCTGGAACTCGTTGGCATAATCCAGCAAAGTTAAAATGGGATGGTCGCTAATCTGGCTCCGCTCGCTGCGTTCACTGCCTTTATACAATCTCCATTTTACTTCCCCGACAGCCGTAGCAATGCGATGGGCTATGCCAAATAAACTGTATATTTCACTATAAGCCCTCAAAAATGAGCTGGTATCTGTCCTGTCCGGGGCTTCCGCCCAGGACAGGGCCTGCTGCCCATATCTGAAGGCTTTTGTTGCCCGCCTGAACCTATCAAAGAATCCCATCACAGCCACCTCACACCAGGCTCCCTGCCCTTCGGTTCATAAAAGCATAGAGCCAGGGCATCTGCCCTTTCAGGTGATTTTAGTCCACGCTGTTTCATCTCATCTTTACTCTCAATAATTATTTGGTCGTAACGATTGAGGGGTTTCTTCTTTATATCAGTTATCTGTTTGAGGAGTATTTTGTCATTGGGTATCTGAATATCCCCCACCTTAAACCTGTCGGCTAAACCCCAATACATCTCTGCCCTGATATTGGCAAACAGTTTGGCATTTTTAGCCTTGCCCTGAAAGCTAATCCCGTTGACCTTGTATTTAAGTGCCTTTAAGCCGTCTATAATACCAGGGTTATACCCCTCATCTATGTTTATTATGGACGGATTGTATTTCTTAATTTCATGCGCTATATGCCCGATACTGGCTTCTGAATCCGCCTTTTTCCAGAAATGGCTGTCTATCACCTTGCCCCCCTGCCTTACATAGAGGGCATTCTCATCATCGCCAAAACGAGCTGTGTCTACCCCAATAGCAATTACATCGTCTTTATCAGGCTGGATAGTCCGATTGATGGCTAATTCAGCCAAGCCAAAGGGAATCAATCTGTCCGTTTCACCAGAGGGGAAGTTTCCCTTTATGTAGACCTCGTAGAGCGGACTGTCCTCACCCCATTCCGCTTTCCGCTGCTCTACATAGTCTTTGCTGATTAAAAAGGGATAATCACCCTCCCCAGTGAAGGACGGCGTATCAAAGGCCGATATGTGAAAGCTCTTGTATAAATGGCTGGCAAAGCTGTCCCTGAACTTCCCTACCGATTGCGTTGGATTGCCCAGTAATAGTAACCTGGTAAATCCCGCCGCCAGCGGGTTTTCTATCGCTCCATAAACTTCATCGGGTATCCCGCTGGCTTCATCTACAATCACCAGAACATGCTTGTTGTGAAACCCCGTTATCCTGTCAGGCTCATCAGTGGAAAACCCAAAGGCAAACCAATCGTCTGCTAACGTTAAGCTGGTCTGCGTTACATCACCACCTATCGGTATCCTAGCCTGAGAATGTTTTGCCCGTATCTCACGCCATAATTGCTCTTTTATCTGCCGAAAACTCTTGCCAGTAGTTAGCACCGTGCTCGGCCTGAAAGCACATAAAAACCATAACGCTATACACGCCGCAACTGTCGTCTTCCCTACCGCTGACGCCGACCTGACCGAGACCCTGGGATTGTCCCGCACCGCTTCTGCTATCTCAGCCTGCTTCGACCATAGATTTATGCCCAGTATCTCTTTGATAAACAACACGGGGTTGCGCCGCCACCATTGCACTATCGGCGCTATCTCCCCACCTTCCTCTACTGGCGGTACCTGCCTTTGCTTCTCCAGCTTTGCCTGCTCCTTCTTTATGCGTGTCTGTATTTTCCTTGCAGCCCGTAACGCACTGGTATCTCTCTTACCTCGCTTGATGTACGGCTTTAACTCTAGTTTGTTGAGCTCTTTGAAACGCTCCTCTATCTCTTTGGCGTTAATTAGAGCTTCCACTTTATGTCCAGCAACTTAAAATCTGTCGGAATTTCTGAGAGGGTATCTTCTTCCGCCTCTCTTAACTTTTGTAAAATTTAACCCCCCTACTCTACATAAGTCACATTATGCGACACTATCCACGCCTATATGCAGGGAATTACTTGACTAAAGGTTATGAGAATTTTAGGTTAACGAGTAAGAGGCAGAGATAAGCTCCCCCAGGCCCCCAACCGACCCCCAGTGGGTCTCGCCATTGCCCTTAGTGGGTCTTCCCCGTGCCTCATTCTGCCCCGTGATAGCGGTCATACATGTCCTTTATTGTGGCGACAATGTGGGCGTGTTTTGTGGGTTCCGCCCATCTATCCAGTATATCTCTGGCAGCTTCGCTGGCTAATTTAAGGTTTGGGCTTTTAAGCACCTTTTCCATTACTGCCATAGCTTCCGAGACCAGTTCCTTGCCCTTAGTGCTGATTACGCTATCCCTGACTTCCCATATTTCGGGGATTTTCTTCCATTCGGTTAGCGTCTTCTCGCTGATGCCCAGTTGTGCCGCCAAGTCCTTCTGATGCTTGGGCTGGCGTTCCATAAATGGCAATGCCAGCCATTCGGCAAAAGCAATCTGGTCTGCTGATAATCGGCTTCTTGCCCTTGAGATTCTATTTTCTGCTTGTTTGACTAAACTGGTTTCCATGTTCTCTATTAGTATTATCTTCTCCTTGGATGGTAATTAGTAAATGGCAGAGCTGCCTCGTGCTAACTAGCATCCCCTCAGGGGCAGTAACTAGAACCGTCCCTGCTAATTAGCCATCACCCACCACCCAACAAGAATTTTTAATAAACTGCCTCGGATTAGTCCCCAAGCCCCTTGACAAGTGCCTAGACAGGTGGTACAATCAGGGTAGAATGAACAAAGGAGGTAAGCGCAGGTGATAATATATATACCCGCATCGGTTAGAGATCAGAAACGCAAAATTGCAATGGTAAAACTTCTCGCCCAAGCTAAGCGAAGCCCCATTACAATACATTTTCATGGCACTACCCCTAATAATGAAGGGCTATGGAGCATCACTAATGAGAAAGGGGAAACTTTGGCGCTACAGGGCACAGAAGAACAAGTATGCCAATCCCTGGCCAATTGGTAAGCCGAAACCGCCCGCTAGGGCGGTCTGCTGGTAGCGCCAGCACTGATGAGGCTCACAAAGAAGCAATAAAATGAACCCACCCCAAATTAAAGAGCTGCGCCTTAAGCTGGACTTATCCCAAGAACAGTTTGCCGCCAAGCTGGGAGTAAGTGCTACCACGCTCTCCCGCTGGGAAAGGGGAACTCATAAACCCCTGCCAACCTTTGAGCGGAAACTATCCAGATTGTCAAAGAAAATTGAGCACAAATAGTGCTCTATCATACACAAATTGTGTTCAATCACCCTACAAAGCAACTCACAAACATAAACAGAATGTAGCCATAGACTACCACTATAATAAAAAGCCCGCCATACACAAACAGTTTCTCAAGGACGGGCTTTAAGCTTTCCTTCACTTACTTGCCGCCCGTTCTGGTATGAACCACCTGTAGCTATTTGTCCAATTGGCAGGGTCATCATGCAGGCGTCCCCATATCGCCACCTCAAGCGTTTCAGGCTCAATAAAGACCACATACGGTTCCTTTTTGTTGGCGCTGAAGAAGGAATAGCGATAAACAATAGCTATGTTAGCCCAGTGCATGCCCAAGATGCGATTCCCCTGCACAAAGGTGATATCGGCAATGTGCATCCTGTAGCCGTGTTCAGCCGCTATGTCTATCATTTCAAGCGTGTAATCAGAGCACACATATTCATCAGGCTGA